GTTTTCGGATAAAATTAGGACAATATTATGGCAAATCCAAATTTAGTAAATGTAACTTCGATATATGCAAATAGCATAAATGGAGCTTTAACAACAACTCTCACAACTGATCTATTAACTTGTGCAAGTGATAAGGTTATTAAAATTAATAGCATTGTCGTTGCAAACATTGATGGCACTAACGCTGCTGATGTAACAATGGGAATTATCAAAAGTGGTGGTTCAGTAGTTTTATTTGCTTCAACTATCTCTGTTCCAGCAGATGCTACTTTGGTTCTTATTGATAAGAACTCAAGCATCTATCTTGAAGAAGGAGATGTATTAGAAGGTGGTGCAAGTGCTACTGGTGATTTAACTTATACCATTAGTTACGAAGAACTAGACGATGCTTAAGGAGTACAAATATGGCTCACTTTGCAGAACTTAATAACAGCAACGAAGTATTACGAGTAGTAGTAATATCCAACGATGATGTAGAAGCTAACGGAGGAGAATTATCCTCTGAGGTAGAAACATTTGTAGCATCTATCGTTCCACACTCAACAGGTGGTACAGCTTGGAAACAAACTTCATACAACAATAATTTTAGAAAACAATATGCGGGTATTGGCGATACTTTTGATTCATCAAAAGATAAATTTATTAAACCACAACCTTACCCTTCTTGGTCATTAGATTCTAACGATGACTGGGAAGCACCAGTTACCTACCCAACAATTACAGAAATAGATTCCAATATAGTTTATACATCTTGGGATGAAGATAATCAAAAATGGCTAGGAGCAACCTATACTGGTGATCCAATAGTTACAACCAATTACGAATGGGATGCTACTAATCTGCAATGGAATGAGGTCTAACCATGGCTAATTCTAATGGCGGAATAGTAGGTGTTGATAATCCAGCAGCCGTTCAACCTGAAGTTATAACCACCTTTAATTCTAGTGGTACTCACACAGTAGCTCCATATACAGAAAAAGTTGATATGTTAATTGTAGCTGGTGGTGGCGGTGGTGGACATGGCTACTATGGTTGTGGTGGTGGAGCAGGTGGGTTTCAATCTATTACTGATTACTATATGCCTTCAAGCTCATTTCCAATCACTGTTGGTGCAGGAGGAGCTGGAGGTACTAGTATAAGTGGTGTAGCTTCTAATGGTGTAAATTCATCTATCGGTGCAACCGCAGTCCCTGGTCAACCAAATTCAGGTCCTGCTTCATCAATAGGTGGAGGCGGTGGTGCAGGGCGGGCTTACACATCAACTGGTAATCCTGGTGGGAGTGGTGGCGGTACTAATTATCTAGGCGTTCCAGGTACTGGTGGAGCAGGAACTCCAGGTCAAGGTAATCCAGGTGGCGCAGGCGGTGGACCACCTAACAGATTTGGTGCTGGAGGAGGCGGTGCAGGAGCAGCAGGTACGGATGGTGGTACTGAGCCTCCTATTGCAAACTTAGGACAGCCTGGTGGCGTAGGTTTAGCCAATTCAATTACAGGCTCGCCAATTTTCTACGCAGGGGGAGGCGGTGGTGGTGGTTATGCTAATGATATGGAGGGGTTAGGCGGTGCTGGCGGTGGCGGTAATGGTGGAAATTATGTTGGTCCAAGTATACGTTATGCACAAGATGGAACAGCCAATACTGGAGGCGGAGGCGGAGGCGGTGGTTCTAATGTCCCATTTCCTGGGACTGGGACTGGTGCAGCAGGTGGCTCAGGTGTCGTTATCATTAAAGAAAATGCAGGATATTCAGGTTCAGGAATATGGGATATGAATTCAGTATATGATTCTGTTAAACAAGGAAATTGGAGTAACTAATGCCTAGATTAATCGGAGCAGCACAAACAGTTACAACTCAAGCTGAACAAATCACTACCTTTAATGCTAGTGGAACACTAACTACTCAACCTTTAACCACTGAAATAGAATACTTAGTAGTCGCAGGTGGCGGTGGCGGTGGTAGCACATCAGGTGGCGGTGGAGGTGCTGGAGGCTTTCGCACAGCTACAGGTAATCCAGTTTCAGGCAATTCTCCTTATCCAATAACTGTAGGAGCAGGTGGAGCTGGAGGTAGCAATGCTAAAGGAACTTCAGGAAGTAACTCAGTTTTAGGAACACCTACACCAATTACTTCAACAGCTGGTGGTGGCGGTGGTGGCGGAGATGATGGTCCAGCTCCAGGCGGTGCTAATGGTTTACCAGGTGGTTCAGGTGGTGGCGGTGGTGGAGCAGGTCCTAATCTTAGTGGTCCAAATTCAGGAGGAGCAGGAACTCCAGGTCAAGGAAATCCTGGTTCTGATTCATATCCACCTGCTGCTCCATTTCCTTTAATTTCACCAGGACCAGGCATAAGAATGGGTGCAGGTGGTGGTGGAGCAGGTGCAGCAGGAGAATTCCCCCCTGCAAGTAATAAAGGTGGTAATGGAGGCAATGGTTCTCCATCAACCATTTCAGGTTCAGATGTAACTTATGCTGGTGGAGGTGGTGGAGGTTCTAGATCACCTACTTTTGGACCTAGTGGACCAAGATCTGCTGGAGGATCTGGTGGTGGAGGTTATGGTGGTGGAGGACCTGATGGAGGTGCTAATGGACAGGCTGGGACAACTAACTCTGGCGGTGGTGGAGGAGGTGGTGATTATGGAAGTGCCACTACTTCAGATGGTTCAGCAGGTGGCTCAGGTATAGTTATTGTAAAAGAAGCAGCAGCAACATCAGCCTCAAGCGTTTGGGATTTAAGACAAGTTTTTAGACAAGTCAAAGCTGGTGATTGGACAAACTAACAACAACCTTTCTTTTAAACCACATCTAAATTATACTGATCTCTTAAGAGAGAGAAGATGAATCTAAAATATTATTACTGGTACTTTCAATCAGCCATACCTGAAAGAATATGTGATGAAATAGTTCGTTATGGTAAAGAGCAGGACAAACAAACCGCTCTTACAGGTGAAGCTGGTAGAGACAATAAAAAACTAACCAAGTTAGAACTTAAAAACATTCAAAAGAAACGCAAGTCTGACATTGTATGGATGTCAGATAGATGGATATACAAAGAAATACAACCTTACATTCATCAAGCAAACGCTAACGCTGGTTGGAATTTTGAATGGGATTGGTCAGAGTCTTGTCAGTTTACCGAATATAAAAAAGGTCAGTTTTACGATTGGCATTGCGACTCATACGAAGAACCTTATAACAATCCTGAAAATCAAAATGTGCATGGTAAGTTAAGAAAACTTAGCATGACTGTATCTTTAACCGATCCTGATGAATATGAAGGTGGAGATTTAGAGTTTGATTTTAGAAACACAGACGAAGGCTCACAGCCAAGAATATGTGAAGAAATCAGAAAGAAAGGTAGCGTGATTATCTTTCCATCTTTTGTTTGGCATAGAGTCAAACCAGTAACCAAGGGAATACGACACTCCTTAGTGTGTTGGAATTTAGGATATCCATTTAGATGAGCTTTAAGAAAAATAAATACCAAGTTATTAAAGGTGCTATATCAACAGAGTTAGCAGACTTTTGTTATCAATACTTTTTAAATAAAAGAGCAGTTGCAAGACATTTGTTTGATGAAAAATATATCTCACAATTTACTGAATACTTTGGAGTTTGGAACGATCAACAAATACCTGAAACTTATTCACATTACTCAGATATAGTTATGGAAACTTTATTGCAAAAAGTTAAACCTATTATGGAAAAAGAGTCAGGTGTAAAGCTAACTGAAACTTATTCATATGCAAGAATCTATAAAAAAGGCGATGAGCTAAAAAGACATAAAGATAGATATTCTTGCGAGATATCTACAACCATGAACTTAGGTGGTGATGATTGGCCTATATTCCTAGAACCATCAGGCGAAGAAGGTAAAAAAGGCGTAGAAGTAAATTTAAAACCAGGCGATATGCTGATGTATCGTGGTTGCGATTTAGAACATTGGAGAGAGCCTTTTAAAGGTAAAGATTGTGGTCAAGTATTTTTGCATTACAACGATTCTAGCGGCAAAGATGCCAAAACCAATAAATATGATGGTAGACCGATGATTGGATTACCTGCTTACTTTAAAACATAAATTATATATAATGTCTAAATGGCATTATTTCCAATAACACCCCCTGCAGGAATCGTAACCAATGGTACAGACTACGCCA